TGCGTCTATCTCTGAGCCTTTAATAATTTTATTTGCGTCACCAGACGATAGTCCGTCTTTTTGTGCAAAGTTAGTTGCTTTTGTATAATCAGACATACCTATCCTTAAATTGTTTTACCTGCTTTAACATAAATATCTATCTTCTGTATTGACAAAGGTGCAGCGTTAATGTCTGCCTCAAAACCTAATTGCATAATAGAACCAGAACCACCTAAGTTACTGTTGACTTCTTCTAACACTAAACCACTAGAGTATTCTGCAATAGCGTACTCACCGATACCGTACTCATAAACAGAACCTGTCCGTAGCTGCTTGGTTATTGACCGATATGAATTAACATAATCAAAACCATACTTCAACGCTACGTCTTGACCGACACCACCTACAACTACAAAGTTACCTTTCTTTAAAAACTTCATGGTTGTTGGACTACCTAAGTCAAAGTAGTTGGTGTAGTAACGTAGTCTGTAAGTAGCTGAGTCATCTGTAAACCCAAAGTACTTACCTATGTAACCTTTCTGTCCTAAGAACAAATCACCTGAATAAGTAACGTGTAATGCTGTAGGTTCGATACTATCCCAAACAGTAGCTCTCGCTGCGCCATTCTGCAATCTACCTCGTAAGTCAAAACAATAAACATACTTAGATGTTGGTAGTGTTAAAATATAAAAAGCATCTTTAGGATAGTAAGCAGCTTTTATTTTTTCTTTGTTAGTCTCTGAAGCTACAAATGAAATTAGATCATCTCTAACATTAAACGATATGTCATTAATAGGTGCTGACTTTTCTTGGATTACTCGTGCAATACTTCTCACACCAGTCTCAGACAAGAACATAACATCTGTACCTGTTGTAACAATACTGTCTCTAGCAATACAACCAATGTCAGTGATTAAATCTGCTAATTGAAGGTTTGTTACATCAATAGGATTAGCGTAAACAGCAATGTTTCTTTTACCGAATATAATTAAGAAACCGTTGTGTGCTGCTAATCCTACTACCTCGTCTCCGTTAGGAAACACATCAATTAACGACAAGAAACCTGAGTCACCTGTTGATAGATTAGTACCGTCTAGTAATGCACTAAAGTAGACTGTCTGTTTATCATTAGCAATGTCTGCCCACCATGTTCTACCATAAGCACCTATAACTACATTAGGTTTAAAATCACTAGCAGAACTATATGTGGTAGGTACTGACCCAGCATCGCTAAGTAAGTTAAAACCGTAAGCACCAGTGTGTGCATGATCTGCTCCTAGTTTGTGATAGACTATAGGCAGATGACCAGCCTGTGCAAAGTAAGCATAAGGACTAGCTGTTGGTCCCTCACCGAATACAATACTAGCACCCATCCACTCATTAGCTGTTATGCTGTAAGCTGTTGTACCGTCTCCTGCTGCGTTAGATACTGTTGTGCTTACTGCTGTAACTAATGTACTTGCACCACTAGCTCTAGTAAATAACTTGTTATTACCACCTGCAAACGTAACGTCTGGATCAGGAAGATTATAAATAAAGTCAACACTGTTAGAGGCTAGGTCAGAGTTTAAAGATGTGTTTACTTTGCTCCAGCCACGCCTAGCACCTATACGTCCAAACTTATCTATAACGCAGTTGTATGCTTCTAGTGCAAACCCTGACGATAAATCAACACTACTATCCTGCGTATTAATCCCATAAAAAGCAGGTGCTGATATTGTTGATGACTGTATTCTACCAGCCATTAGACTGCTGTCCAGACGTATTGATCGTTCTGTCTGCTCTCTGCCATAGCGATGTGATCTGCTAGTGATGCGTCTGCTAAAGCACTTGCTTCTTGCGATGATAATCCACCATCTTCTCCACGCTCTGCTACAGCTTTTGCATAAGCATACTTAACTACAGGATCAGAAGGAACAAGTAACTCTGTTGAAGGATCTGTTAAAGCAGGTTGTGGTTTGTATAAATTAAAATAAATGTTATAAACTTTATCAGGAATAGGATACAAATCTACTTGAGTATCTCCGTTGTTAACACCATTAAAGTTATAATACATCGGTGAACCTTTTGATGACTCACCGTTTAACAACAGGTTATTCATACGACTAGAAGTTACACCTTCTAAAAAATGATTGCCTTCAGAGTTAATCACATCCATGACTCTAAAGCGTTGACCAGAGCCAGTAAGTACCCAGTTAAACAAACCATCTTGTGTAGTAACTGTAAGTGTTTCAGTTAGTACATTCCACTGAAAAGAATCTTCTACAATTCTTTTAGCGTCATTAACAAACACACCAATTAACTTAGAGTATGGAGTATCTGTTGGAGCAGTTACCTCATCCTCCCTAAGTCTTATTAGTACATCATTGACTAACTCTAAATAATTCATTATGTTTTCTTTCTAGCTTTTTTCTTAGCAGAATCAGAAAGCTCACCAAAATGATAGACAGGTTTGCTTGTAGATGTGTGTGTCTTATTAGTGTGTAACTTCCCATTAGGCATCTTGTGATAACTACCTGACCATGTTGTTCCATCTTTTAAGTAGTGCTTTACACCTTTAGCCATTACTTCTTCTTCTTTTTAGCTTTAGTTTTCTTTTTACTTTTAGGTTTAGGCTTATAATTTCCGTACATATCTATCTCCTATGAATGAAACTGAGTGGTTGATGAAGGTGCTAAATTCATACTAACCATGTAAGTTATAGTGCTACTCGTGCCACTATTTTGTACTCTTAGTATGTCGTTTTCTTTTAAATCTATTTGCAAGTCGTTTAATAACAAATACTCACCGTTCGTAGACTGTAGTGCTTTAGCGTGAGCTAACGGATACTCTACTGTTGAGTGACTGTCATACCAGTACAAGTCTGCGTCTTCATTACCAGCAGTAGCTAAGATATAAATCATATGTATCTCAGCAGTGTTCTTTGCTGGAACAGTATACATATCTACCTTTGTATCTGCGTTATGTCTTTTTATTACGGCTGTTACGTTTCGTGCCATGAATTAATCTCTCTATTGAGTTGACAAGACCAGCCCATATCTCTTGTGGACTAGGAAGTAACCACCCTAATACCAACAACAATAAGTACCACATCGGTACATTAGTATTATTTTGTATTAGGCTATCTACTTTAGATGTGTTAATGCTGCTGTCGTTTTCCTTCTGACTAACATTAACATTCTCACCTTCGATCTTGGTGTTGTCTTGCTGACCTACTACTTGCTGTGTGTTTTCTTTACCTACCTGAGCATTAGCATTAACATTAGTACCAGATTTACTTGGTATTATAGCCTTAGCTATTCCTAACGCTGCACATCCTTGTAAAAGAAGCATAGCACAAATAGCAACAAAAAACTTATTTATTTTCATCTGTTTAGAATAAGATCGACCAACCAGCCGAACGAAGCACCTAGTATTAATAGCAATACACCAGCACCTTTCCACTTAGTAACTACTTCAGTCATGCTCTGAACATCTATTCGTATCTGTTCCATCTGACGCTGTAAAGATTCTACCTGAGCTTCTAGTCTACCTATCTGTTTGTTTAAGTCTTCCATCAAGTAGTCCTCTTATTTTTCTTAGGTTTTTTCTTAGCGGTACGTTTAGCCTTCTTAAAATCCTCAGCCGTAGGTGCGCCTTTGTCTCCAGCCTTTTTCATCTTTCTTCCGCTTTTACGTTTAGCGTGTATATTTGCGTACAGTCCTCTTTTAGCCACTACCACTTCTCCTTATTAGCCCAGTATGCTGCTGACATTTTACCTTTAGATATATTCTTAGCGTGTCTAGCTTTAAATGATTTACGTCTAGCTTTCTCTGATGCTGTCTTAGGAGACTTACCTGCACCTGACACACCCTGCTGACCAAACCTTATAGTCTTAACCTTGTCACCTTCTTTAGCTACAACAACGTGTGACTTAGTAGGATGACTTGGTGTACGCTTAGGTTTGTTAAACCCTGACACACCTGCTCTCTTTAATCTAGGATCAGCTGCCATTGTATACCTCTAACAATTTAACTCTAACCTTCAAGTCATGAATCTCTTGTATTATTTCTTCTTTAAGTTCCTGCCTAGCAAAAGCATTACCTGAACTAGGAATAATCTGACCTTGTGGGTCTACTAGCATTACCATGTTAGCTTGCAACAGTTGTATCTCACCTCTTAGATCATTGACGTTACTAATAACCCACCACATCGCAGCAAGCATTACTGGTATGATTCCAGCAAGTAAGGTAGCTAGATCAAAGTTTTTCACTCAGACCACCTCTGGTCTTGCACTACTGTTATAAAAGCATCCATATCTGCTGCTGCAGTGATAGCTGTTTCTAGTCGAGTACACTCAGCCACAATAGCTGCACGTTTAGTTACTACGTCAGCAGGAATGTCTACATCACGTTCAAACTTACGAGTCACCATCCAGTCAGTCTGAGCCAGCATCTTACCTGCTGTGTCTTTAACCTGTTCAATCCATGTGTACTTTAAACCTCTAGTTACTACTTGCTCAGAAGTATTTTCTAGTTGGTTGGTTTCTTCATTCCAGACTTGAAAATAAACAGGGTTGCCGTCATCATCAGTTTCGTTAACATCTTCTAGTGCTTTAGGGATATCAGGATCACCATTCCAGTAGAACCTGTCATCTGCTCTGACTGGATCATTAACCCATCTAATCCCAATAGATGCTTTTTCAGCATCGGTAGAAATCGTTAACCAGTTAGATGGATAAAGTGTGCCACCAATTTCAAAGCTACTGTTTAATCTTAAAGGTGTACTTTCTAAGTAATACATTGGTTACCTCGCATTAGCGTTCTTAAAAGGATTCTCGGCAAAAGCTGCATAAGCATAAACACAGTTATTTTGATTTACTCCGTAAACTCCAGAGGCTCTAAGTTTAAATCCGTTAGATAAAATATCTGCTTTGTAATAGGTAGAAGCACTGTTTGATTCTACGTCTGGAGTGCTAACCAAAGTGTATTCATCAATCGGATTAAATGTACCTCTAGTGGTGTCGTAAACATTCCACTGGATATTGTTGGATGCCCCTGAACTTGATTTGACTAGAATATAAGCAGGTCTAAATCCTGTGTAGACAAACGTTCCATCAGTAGAGCCGTTGCCTGTGTACTTACCAAATGCTGAGTAGCCTTCAACCGCTCTCCAACACCAAGCAATCATGGCTTCATTTGCTATCGCAGAGGCTCCTACATTTGCACCAAACACTGTGCTTGTAGGTAATGCTGCTCCCCAAAAATCAGTGTAGCTAATTAAAGCATTACTATTAAAGATAAAGTAATTATCTTCGCTTGTGCAAACTGCACTGTGAAATATGCCCCAGTTAGAAGTGCTTGCTCTACGTTTCATTATGATTAAATCAGGAGAGGCACCTAATCCATGACCCATTGTAAAAGACCCAGAGCTAGGAGAGGTAAAACCTACTATTGAAAAACCAGCAGTAGTATTTACAGACACTGTGGAGTTTACTGATCCAGAAGTGTTTGTTGAGGTGCTATTACCTGCCAACCAGTTCCAAGCAACATAACTGTGTCCCGTAACATTGTGATTTGTACTAGACCCTAAGTTAAACCCATCCGCAGTAAATGCAGTTAAGCCATTATGATCGTTAGAATCACCGTTCTGCGCGCTAGTAAACAAATCTAGTGGCGCGCCACGAACAGCATCAACAGCGGTAACATGAACATAACTATTTCTATCTTTCATCCAGACTAAATCAGGCTGGAACCCTACACCTGTAATCGACTGTGTTGAGCTATTACCTGAGTACAACACAGGAGTAAAGTAATCTGATCCATCCTCAATAGTCGAGTCAGGCAGGTTAAACGTGTTAAGCTTTAAGAATCCTGTTGGTGGTGTGTAAGCAAATGGGCGTTGTCCGAAGTTAGCAACAAATGTGAAAGTTCCGCTACCCGATGCGACTGCGAACGTCATCTCTTGATTAGCAGTAAATGTTTGCGATGGATTTGCTCCAGTTTCAGGATTACCAGAAGCCATAAAAGTATTGTTGATGCCGTACCAAACTTTTCCTGCGTCTAAATCTAGAGCAATTTGAAATACGTCATTTACAGCCAATGTTGTCCCATAGCTAGATGATGAATTATTGTGATATACACGAGCGTCAGCAAGGTATGCCCAAGTATTTGAATTGGCGCCTAATGCAGTACCTATACCATCCGCATTTGCAATTCCTAACCGTGCATTGGCGATGGTAGTCGCAGACGTGCAGACAATCTCTGCGTACCATTTACCAGATGATGCTAAAACAGTTCCAGAAGTTGCTTTATCAACTGCTGTAGTAACTGACAGGTTACCATCCGCAAAAGTACCTGTTCCTGTTATTAACGGATTCCAAGTAGCAAAGTTAGCAGCGTTCTCATCAACCAGACTTGGTGTGTCCTTCATTAAGTCGTAGGTTGTCTCAGACTCTGCGTTACTGTTGATGTTAAAAGGTTCAAAGTTATTATGGTTGCCCGATGCGTCAAAGTTAAACTGAGCATCAGCAGTGTCTGCAAACGCCATGTAGATGTAAGTCACACCACTGCCATTAACAGCACTACCGTTATCAAGCACTTGAAACCCAGTATCCGTTACCTTATATGTACGGTAATCACCTTCTGCTGCGGAAGAATTTGCATCTAACCAGCCCATTGATGTTGAGGTGTCGTTTTGTGGATACCTTCTTGTGTCAGTAATATGCCAACCACTTGAAGCACTAGATGCTTTTGTCATGATCCAAGCCGGACGGAATCCTGTTGTTACTACTGGTCCATTTGTTGAGGCGTTGCCTGTGTAGCTATCAATCTTGCTGTAACCAGCTACTTCGGAGAAACAATAGGCAATTAAAGAAGCTGAACTGTGATTTACCCCTTGACCATTGCCAACACTAAACACAGTTGATGTTGGGCTTGTATTGTTCCACCTTGTAGAATCAGTGGCGAACGCTGCTGTGGTGTTTAAATACGTTGCACCTGTATTTCCTGTGTCCTCATGATAAACAGGCCAATCTGCACCAGCCGTTGTACGATTTTTTACAATAATCATCTTGGGAGCAGAACTTAAACCATGCCCGATTGTAGCTCCACTTGTACCGTTTCCTGTGTAACTTACAATACTAAATCCATAACTATCGTTTGCTTTGACTGTTGAGGTTATAGAACCATCAGTGTTACTTGCTGCGCTACCTGATCCAGCATCCCATGCCCATGCTACAAATGTTTCGCCAGAGTTGTTCCAATCATTTCCTGATCCAACAGTAAATCCGTCAGAATCAAAAGATAGAAGTCCTGTTGAAGAGTTAGTTTGTTCTACTCCAGTGCTATTAGATTCTAAAAACTTTGTGTTTCCACGCACAGTATCTTGCAAAATATGTGAACCAACAGCATTTCTAGGTTTAATCCAAACAAAATCAGGACTAAAACCTACACCGCTAATGCTTTGTGTGCCACTATCTCCTGTATACAACACTGTGTTGAAACCATCAGCTTGTGTTGTTGGCTTCATCGGTAAATAGAAACCATTAGTACCGTATGTGCCTGTGTAGTTTTTAGCCTTCCAAGTACCGTTGGCATCGTACTCACCAAAGTCATCAGCAGTTAAGGCTTGACCGTCTATGAAGTTTACTTCTGTTAGATAAGCATCTAAATAAGAAGAGGATGCAAAATTAAGTTTACTAATAGTATGTAATCCTGCAGCGTTAATACTCATATCTGCATTTTGTGCAGGAGTAGAAGCAAATGTTAAAGTTTGTTGTTCACTGTTTACATAAATTTTAATTCTATTAGTTGAAGTAGCTTGAGTAGTATCTATAACAATAACAATGTGATACCAAGCTGAAGGATCTCTAAATACAGCAGACGTATACACATTTGCAGTATATGAACCACCAGTAATATTTCTAAATTCTATTGCATCAAGAT